TAAGAGTTCGTAGAATCCAGTCATCTTATTAAAAAAATGTCTTGGAATCATATTGTAAAACTCCTCAACAGATAGCCCCATAAATCCAAAAGCTATCTCTTCCAACCTGTCCCAAGTCAGTTTTTCTTCTGCTTGGGCTTGGGCTTTTTTTCATTTACCTGTCCCATCATCTCTCCTAAAACTTCCATACATCTTGCAATAGCATTGAAATCAGCATCTATTGAATCAGCTAAATCATCTACAGATAATTTCATTTCTTGCTTAGAAGCTCTGTAACCATCTTCTATTCCGCAATACATTAAAATTAAGGCATTGTCTAAAGTCATCTCTTGCCCAAGTTTATCTAAGTCCGCAAGTGATGTATTAGTCATTTTAGAGTATTTTCTTAAAG